GGGACGTCAAGGCGCACGCCGCGGGGCCGCTGTGGCGCTGTAATAGTTTTTATGGCGCCGGCGGTCCTCGCCACTGTGATGAGGGGAACCCGGTGTCGTCATTTCGCAGCCGGCGAGGCACCATGGCGACGAAGTTCGAAGCGCTGTCCGAAGATCGTCTCCAGGTCGCCGACGAGACGGTCAACAACTCGTCGGCGATGCAGAACGACAACGAGTTGTCATCGCCGTCGCCGCGTCGAAGAAGTACCGCTCCTGTCCCGGATCATCTACAACTCCAACTCGACCGCGGACATGAAGTCCAGTTCACCTACCCGGTCGGGCTCACCGCCACGTACAGCCTGCTCTGCGTCGGTCGGGCTGGCGACCTGGGCGTGTGTATGAGCAGTACGAGACCGGCGTCGGGATCGTCGAAGGGGCCGTGCGCCGACCGGTCCATCCACTCAACGGCCCCGTCGCCGGGGTGGGACCGCCCGGACGCTGCAATGCGTGCAGAAACACCGCGAAACTGAGCAACACCGTGGTCAAGGCCGGGTCCTACCTGGAACTGTCGAGATCGTCACGTTCTGAACCGGAGGGGGACCCGATTGCTATCTCCGCTCCGACCCCGCTACCGCGCCGAGTACGTCCGGCGCAGCTGCAGGTGTTCATCGACGAGGCCCGCGACGGTTCGCGCTGCCGGGCCACAGCACGTCGGCGCCAAGGGCGACCGGGGCCACTCGTCGGGGCTACCACCGGTCCCGTAACTGGATCATCAACTCGCCGGATTCCCGGTCTCGGCGAGGACTACTCGGTCCGCTCGGCCGACGACCAGCGCGGTGACGCGAACTGGCTGGCCGCCGTGGACATCTCCCTGCCGACCGGCGAGCTTGTCGCGGTGTCCCGCCGGCTCAAAGCCGCCTCCGACGCCCGCGACCCCCGGCTGCCACGGCTGCGGGAGTTCCTCGGCACCGTCAACGGCACCAGCCCCCTACGGCTGGGACTTTCTCGGCCGGTTACACGAAAACCCCGGACCGGTCGCACCTGTGGCACCTGCACCTGTCCCGGACCCGCCGCTACGCCGACACCCCGATGACCGCAATACTTGACGTGATGTCGGAGAGACGACGACATGGCGCTGGCACCGGACGAAAAGCAGATGCTCCTCAACGTCCACGACTGGCTGTTCGACTTCATGCGCGGCTGGTCACCGCCGACGCCGGCACCCCGCACTCAAGACCTACGTCCCCAACCAGGTGCTCAACCAGCTGTTGGCCAGGCCGGTCACCGCGCCGGTGGTGATGACCGCCGCCGACCGGGCCGCGATCGTCGAGGACCTGAAGGCGGCGATCCTTGCCGAACTGCCCGACACCCCCACCGTCGAGGACATCAACGCCGCCGTCGACAAGGCCGTGGACACGCGGATCAACGGCGCGACGATCCGGACGGCCGGACACGGCACCTAATGCCCGACGTCCTGCTGTCGGGCCTGGCCCCACAGGTCGGGGCCGGCGGGCTGCTCGCGGTGTTCATCCTGGCTCTAGTCACCGGCCGGTTGATCACCCGGTCCTCACACCAGGACCGGATCGCCGACAAGGACGCACAGATCGCGTATCTGCACGCGGCGCTGGACAAGCGCGACGAGCAGGTCCGCAAGCTGCTCGAAGGCCAGGAGTTGTCGGTGCGGGCTACTGGAGGATCTGAAAGCCAAGGCGAAACGCCCGACAAGGCGGCGGGCGGTGAGGCTGTGGCGGTGGTGGCGCCGCCGCCGCGCCGCCGCGTCGACGGAGCTGCACGCCGCCCGGGAGCGACTGGAGACGACCAACGGAGACGACGCGAAGGTCGACCACGTGATGGGCCGCGTCGAGCAGGCGCTACGAGAAAACAACCTCGCCCCGTACGTGATGCAGCCTCGGCATAACGAAACGGCAGTGATGCGGTGACCGCCACCCTCTACAAGCATTTGATGATCGCCATAACTGCGTTCGGTCTGCTCGGCTGCGTAACGTTCGTTGTCGCCTACGCCGTCCGCTCCGGCGGCACCTGGATACACCAGGAAGCCGGCCGGTTCCTCATGGTCGTCTACACAAGCCTGGCGATGCTGTTGGCCCTCGTCCTGTCCAACCAGATATTCGCCGACTGGCCCGGCCGCCGCCAGATCACCGTGGCGCTGTTCGTCCTCTACTGCATCAAGGCGTGGTGGCCCCTGCGGCTACTCACCCGCGCTCAGGAAGACGCCCGCCGCCGCCGCGCCGCCGACGACCACGCCCAGCCGCCCAGAGACCCGCCGACCGTGGCCGACATCGAAGGAGGCGCACCGATGGTCGACAGCATCCCCGTACCACCCTCCCGGGAAGCCGACGCCCGTAACCGGGCGCTGCGTACGTTCCTGCAAGGACTCGGCGTCGACATCGTGGTGGCCCTGGCCCTGACCGTCGGCCCGGCGCTCGTCGGGTCGGAGTTCACCTGGTCCCGCGCCTACTGGCAGACCCTCGGCCTGATCGCCGCCAAGACCGTGATCACGACGATTGTGTCGTACGTGACCCGTAAGCTGATCCCCCCCCACGTCGAACCTGACCGGGCCGTCCGCCCGGCCAAACCCGAACCGGTCCAGACCGACCCGCCCACCAAGCCACCAGCGACCGCCGCCATACCGCTGGAGCGGCACCAGCGGCACGTAGCGGCCCGTACAGACGGACCGGCCCGACCCCCAGGGGGTCGGCCGGTGCCGTCTGTACGGGCCGCTACGTGCCGCTGGTGCCGCTCCAGCGGTATGGCGGCGGTTCGCTGGGTGGCTTGGTGGGCGGGTCGGTCTGGACCGGTCGGGTTTGGCCGGGCGGACGGCCCGGTCAGGTTCGAACGTGATCAGCTTACGGGTCACGTACGACACAATCGTCGTGATCACGGTCTTGGCGGCGATCAGGCCGAGGGTCTGCCAGTAGGCGCGGGACCAGGTGAACTCCGACCCGACGAGCGCCGGGCCGACGGTCAGGGCCAGGGCCACCACGATGTCGACGCCGAGTCCTTGCAGGAACGTACGCAGCGCCCGGTTACGGGCGTCGGCTTCCCGGGAGGGTGGTACGGGGATGCTGTCGACCATCGGTGCGCCTCCTTCGATGTCGGCCACGGTCGGCGGGTCTCTGGGCGGCTGGGCGTGGTCGTCGGCGGCGCGGCGGCGGCGGGCGTCTTCCTGAGCGCGGGTGAGTAGCCGCAGGGGCCACCACGCCTTGATGCAGTAGAGGACGAACAGCGCCACGGTGATCTGGCGGCGGCCGGGCCAGTCGGCGAATATCTGGTTGGACAGGACGAGGGCCAACAGCATCGCCAGGCTTGTGTAGACGACCATGAGGAACCGGCCGGCTTCCTGGTGTATCCAGGTGCCGCCGGAGCGGACGGCGTAGGCGACAACGAACGTTACGCAGCCGAGCAGACCGAACGCAGTTATGGCGATCATCAAATGCTTGTAGAGGGTGGCGGTCACCGCATCACTGCCGTTTCGTTATGCCGAGGGCCTGCATCACGTACGGGGCGAGGTTGTTTTCTCGTAGCGCCTGCTCGACGCGGCCCATCACGTGGTCGACCTTCGCGTCGTCTCCGTTGGTCGTCTCCAGTCGCTCCCGGGCGGCGTGCAGCTCCGTCGACGCGGCGGCGCGGCGGCGGCGCCACCACCGCCACAGCCTCACCGCCCGCCGCCTTGTCGGGCGTTTCGCCTTGGCTTTCAGATCCTCCAGTAGCCGCACCGACAACTCCTGGCCTTCGAGCAGCTTGCGGACCTGCTCGTCGCGCTTGTCCAGCGCCGCGTGCAGATACGCGATCTGTGCGTCCTTGTCGGCGATCCGGTCCTGGTGTGAGGACCGGGTGATCAACCGGCCGGTGACTAGAGCCAGGATGAACACCGCGAGCAGCCCGCCGGCCCCGACCTGTGGGGCCAGGCCCGACAGCAGGACGTCGGGCATTAGGTGCCGTGTCCGGCCGTCCGGATCGTCGCGCCGTTGATCCGCGTGTCCACGGCCTTGTCGACGGCGGCGTTGATGTCCTCGACGGTGGGGGTGTCGGGCAGTTCGGCAAGGATCGCCGCCTTCAGGTCCTCGACGATCGCGGCCCGGTCGGCGGCGGTCATCACCACCGGCGCGGTGACCGGCCTGGCCAACAGCTGGTTGAGCACCTGGTTGGGGACGTAGGTCTTGATGTGCGGGGGTGCCGGCGTCGGCGGTGACCAGGACCGCGCATGAAGTCGAACAGCCAGTCGTGGACGTTGAGGAGCATCTGCTTTTCGTCCGGTGCCAGCGCCATGTCGTCGTCCTCTCCGAACATCACGTCAAGTATTGCGGTCATCGGGGTGTCGGCGTAGCGGCGGGTCCGGGACAGGTGCAGGTGCCACAGGTGCGACCGGTCCGGGGTTTTCGTGTACCGGCCGAGGAAGTCCCAGCCGTAGGGGCTGGTGCCGTTGACGGTGCCGAGGAACTCCCGCCAGCCGTGCAGCCGGGGGTCGCGGGCGTCGGAGGCGGCTTTGAGACGGCGGGACACCGCGACAAGCTCGCCGGTCGCAGGGAGATGTCCACGGCGGCCAGCCAGTTCGCGTCACCCGCGCTGGTCGTCGGCCGAGCGGACGAGTAGTCCTCGCCGAGGACCGGGAATCCGGCGAGTTTGATGATCCAGTTACGGGACCGGTTGGTAGCCCGACGAGTGGCCCAGGTCGCCCTTGGCGCCGACGTGCGTGGCCGGCAGCGCGAACCGTCGCCGGGCCTCGTCGATGAACACCTGCAGCTGCGCCGGGATCGTACTCGGCGCGGTTAGCGGGGGTCGGTTAGCGGAGATAGGCAACGGGTCCCCCTCCGGTTCAGAACGTGACGATCTCGACCAGTTCCATGGTAGGACCCGGCCTTGACCACGGTGTTGCTCAGGTTCGCGGTGTTTCTGCGCCCACTGCAGTTGCAGCGTCCCGGCGGTCCCACCCACGGCGACGGTGCCGTTGATGATGATGGACCGGTCGGCGCCGGCCCCTTCGACGATCCCGACGCCGGTCTCGTACTGCTCATACACCGCCCAGGTCGCCAGACCCGACCCGACGCAGAGCAGGCTGTACGTGGCGGTGAGCCGACCGGGTAGGTGAACTGGAACTTCATGTCCGCGGTCGAGTTGGAGTTGTAGATGATCCGGGACAGGAGCCGGTACTTCTTCGACGCGGCGACGGCGATGACACAACTCGTTGTCGTTCTGCATCGCCGACGAGTTGTTGACCGTCTCGTCGGCGACCTTGGAGACGATCTTCGGGACGAGCGCTTCGAACTTCGTCGCCGATGGTGCCTCGCCGGCTGCGAAATACGACACGTGTTTCCCCTCTCACAGTGCGAGGACCGACGGGCGCCACCGCGCCACAGCGGCCCCGGCGGCGTGCGCCTTGACGATCCCGTTAAACCGAACGGTCACGGTGAACGACTGCGGCGAGGAGGTGCCGGTGCAGGCGGTGACGGTCATCCGTTCCCCGCCGACCTCGATGTCGTAGGGCTCGTCGACGGTGGACCACAGGTTTCCCGGTCACGGTCACGGACAGGCGGTGCCGGTGGTGGTGACCACGCCGGCCATCGTCGACCGCTGGTGTCCAGGCGGCCGGTGTTGCCGGTGCCGCCGATGACGGCGACCTGCCACGGCCCGGCGGGGCTGGTGTTGGCCTGGACCAGCCACGTGTACGGCCGATCGTCTCGGTGTACCCGTCCAGGTGCACGTCGATCGGGTCCGGTGGCAGTTCCGGCGGCGGGTGTGGTCACCTGGATCCGCGACCCGGGGGCGCAGCGCACCCAGTCCGGTATCCGGGCCGGGGACCGCACCAGGTTGAGCCCGAGGCGGTACTGGAGTTCCTCGGTGGTGCCCCAGGTGCAGCCGCCACTGGGCGTGTGGCAGCGGCCGGAGGTCGGTGTGGAAGTTCACGACACCGAGTCGTCATAGAGCCCGTACGCGGCGATGTGGTCCGGGTCGAACGCGCGGGCCCGGGCGCCGTCCTTGCGTTTGGACTTCCCAGTCGTTGCGGACCCGCCGGTCGTCGTCGACGGGGGCGAGGTCGTTGATTTCCCCGGCCGCGCAGTTGAGGTCATCGCCACGGCCTGGTTGTACAGGTCGGCGCGGGTCAGGTAGGACAGCCCGTAGTTACGTTCGATGAGCAGACCACCGTCGACGGCTTCGGCTTCCCGGATCAGGTCCAGCACCGACCCGGACGGCTGCGGGCCGGTGTTCTCGGTGACGGCGAACGGGTCCACGTCGGTGGGGATGTCGTTCTCCACGCACAGCGCCCAGATCCGCACCGCACACGACTCCCCCACCCACCGTTGAGGGCGTTCCAGCCCGGGGAGGTGTTGGTGTCGTCGTAGATGGCGATATGGCCGATGGTGGCGCCGGCCAGGCCGGTCGACGCGGCGGTGGAGAACCCCAGCACCGTGCCGACGGTGCGGCCCGGTTCGGTGCCGGTGACGGTGGTGTCGGTGGACGTCGACGCGATCCGCAACGCCCAGTCGATGTCCGCGCCGTTCTGCACCGCGCGGGCCTCGATGAGCCAGGCCAGCCCGTGGTGGATGTCGAAGTTGATCGTCGGGGCGGCCAGGATGTCGGTGGCCCCGGAGATCGCCTCCAGTTGGATCGTCGACGGCGCACCGCCTTGATGGTGACCCGCCAGCCCAGCAGGCCGGTGGTCTGCCAGCCCAGCGGGTAGACCTCGGCGGTGCCCAGGTCGGTGGGCAGGTACAGCGCGAACCGGACCGCCATCTTCCCGGTGGCGGTGTAGGGGGGCACCACCCCGGACAGTTGCGGGTCCGCCCCGAGCAGCGGCAACTGTTCCGACCCGACGATCGCCGACGACCCGCCCGGGTCGAGCTGCGTGTACATGATCGGCGGGGAGTTCGTGGACGCGGCGAACCACGCGGCGTCGTCGCCGTCCTCCATCGGCCAGTACGCGACGGGCTGGGCGTAGGCCGGGTGGGTCCACTGCCGTTTCACCGCGGAGTTGACCCGCTGCCCCTGCTCCAGGCGGCGCAGCACCCGGACGCGGCGGCCGGCACGAACGCGTGGTTGCCGGACTTGTCCCAGCGCAGCGGCAGTTCGTCCAGGTAGCCGTCGAACCGGTTCGGGTAGGCCACCGTCGCCGTGTAGTTGTCGTAGGTGGCGGTGGGCATGGCGGCGTTGGTGTTCCCGACGTCGCGGCCGGTGCGGATCCCCACCGCCCCGGCGGTGGAGACGTCGGCGCCCAGGTACTCGACGTGCCAGCGGGTCGGTTCGGTGGCGCCCTGCCAGACCCGCATCCGGAACCCGGTCCCGATGAGCTGCGCCCGGACCTTCAACGGGGTGGCTGCGGCGTGGGTCAACCCGGTGACCACCGCGGTGGCCAGCGTCGACCCGCCGACGGTGGTGGTGTCCTGGTGCAGGCTCGCGGTGACCGCACCGCCGACGGCGACGGTGACCCGGGCCAGGTAGTAGTCGGTGGCCGAGGTCCGGCGAAACAGCAGGTTCGCCGGTTCCAGCGGACCGCCGGTCGGGGCGGCGCAGGTGACCGTCACCGTCTGGTCGACGTCGCGGGCCGACACCGCCGCGAGGTGACTGGACCGGTACGTCGCCGCCGCGGTCACCTCGTGGGTCGCCGCGGAACCGGTGACGTCGAAGTCAGCGGCGACGGTGGCGCCGTTACCGAAGTTCGTCCAGGCGCCGCCGGTGTCGGCCGACCCCCACCCGGCGACGACGGCACGGCTGAACGTGTCCGCCGCCACGGTGGTGGCCGAGTCGACGACCACCTGCAGCGGCGTGCCCCGCCGGATCCGGCCGTACCACGGCCCGGCCGGGTTACGGGCCACCCACCGCCCGTCGGTGTTGTCCACGGTCAGCCGGCACGTCGACGGGGTGACGTTGGACTGGTCGTCGGGCCGGCCGACACTGATACCGATGTTGTCGCGGATCAGCACCCACTGGGTGGCGTCGGTCCACTCCCACGAGTACGGGGCGGCCGAGCGGTCCGCGCCGAGCGCGACCCGGACCCGCACCGCCAGCGGCGTGCTCATGCCGGGGTCACCCGGGCCCCACCGACCCGCAGTTGCAGGACACCGGTCCGGACGAGGTTACGGATCAAACCGGCCACCGCGGTGTCACCGCCCGGGGCGACGGACAACTCCACGGCCGGCGCCCCACCCCCGCCACCGGTGAGGGCCCGACCGCCGCCGCCGTTGGCGATGGCCCGCATCGAGTCGGCGTGCGACAGCACCCGACCACCCACCGCCGGGATGTCGATTTCCGGGCCTTCCTCACCGACCATGCGCGGCTGCCCCGCCTCGTACACGCCGCCTTCGGCGAACGCGTACTGCTTACCGAGGGTCGCCGCCCGCGGGGCGGTCCCTTCGGTGACGAACTTCGTGGTGATGACCTTCACCGACGGCAGGGACAGGTAGTTACGCCACGCCGAGGTCAGCATCCCGATGGTCGCCGCGTCGGCGCCGTTCGCACGGGCCTGGGCCAGGGCGCTGTCGGCGGCCCGCCGGAACCACGCGTCCGCCGCCGCCACCGACTGCCCGGAATCGATCATCGCCTGGCGGACCCGGTAGGCCGCTTCGATGTTGTCTTTCGTCGCGGCGATGTGCGCCCGGCCAGCGGCGGTCCCGGCGTCCCAGGCACCCCGGTTCGCCGCCAGCGACGCGGTCAGCTCGTCGACGCTCGCCTCGTAGTTCAGCGTCGCGTCGACCATGCCCATCGTCGCGCCGAACAGCTCGTCCGCGCGGCTCTTGTAGTTGGCCAGCGCATCCGCGGTGGAGTTGGCGCTCTCACCCAGGGCGGTCACCTGCCCGGTCGCGCCGGCTATCGCCCCGCCCCACGCCTGGACCCCGGCCGCGTCGTCGTTCCACAGGTCCCCGGGCAACGCTTGGCGGAACTTCACCCCGGCGGCGTAGAAATCCTCGGCCAGGCGGATCCACCGACCGAGCACGATGATCGTGGCCTGCGCCACGTCCATGAAATCTTTCAGCGCCGCCGCGCCGCCCTCCGACCCCCCCCCGCAATGTCTTTGAACGCCGTCGACAGGGCCGTCCCCACCTGGGGGAGTTCGTTGCGGAACACCTCAATGACCGGGCCGGCCTGCTCGACGAGCGCGGACAGCCCCGACCCGACCTCACGGACCATCCCGGCGATGCCGGTGAACAGCGGGTCGGCGTAGGCCGCGGCCCGCGACAGCATCTCCTCAAGACCGATATCGTTGATCGCCGCGTTGATCTTCGCGATGCCCCGCAGGGTCGGCTCGACGAAATCCCGCGACGCCTGTTCCCAGCGCTGCGCCTGGCCTTTGACGGCGGCGTTGAACGCCTCCTCGATCCGCGGGTCGGCGCGGGCGGCGCCGGCCACACCGAGCCCGACCGCCCCGGCCCCGGCCGCGCCGATCGCCGCCCCGCCGGCCGCGGCACCGATGAACGGCGACGCCACCGCCCCGCCAGCCACAGCCAGGCCGGCGGTGATCGGGTTGATCGGCAACGCCTGGAAGCTGGTCGCCGCGCCCCGACCGAGCCCACCGGCACCGCGGGACACCCCACCGGCGCCACCCCCGCCAGCGCCACCAGCGGCGCGGCCAGCGTCCCGGGCCGCCCGGGCGAACTCATTGGCCTTACGGGTGGCCCCGGCGAACTCGTCGCCCAGGTGGTCGACGTCGCGGGACAGCTTGCCGATCGCCCGGCCAGCGTCGTCCACTCCCCGGGTGTTGGCGGCGATATCGACCTGCAGCTTGACCGGGCGGGTCACCGCTCACCACCACCCGACTACTACGCTTATCGGCTGTGTCCTATGACGTGGAATCTCAGGTTCAGCGGGTGGTAGCGGCACTGTGCGCCCAGCGGCGGCTCCAGCGAGTGAGCCAAGTAGAGATCGCGCGGCGAATGGGGACTGTCCAGTCAGCGGTCAGCGAACTGGAGACCGGCCGGACAGACCCGCAGTTCTCCACACTGCTGCGGTACGCGGCGGCGCTCGACGTCGACCTAACGGTGACGCTCTGGCTGTCCCGTCCCCGCGTCGATGTCTGCCTTGCACTGCAACCACAGCCAGCGGGGCATCGTCTCGATGTCGACGAGGGTCAGTCCAGGGAAGTGCCGGAGGAAACCGGGCGGTGTACTCCCGTCGGAGGGCGCGGGCGGCCCCTCCTCCGGGTCTTTTCCCGGGCCGTCGTCGACCTCGACGGCGTAGCGGACGGCCCGCGGTCGAAGTTCACATCCGCCAGCGCCACCTTGTGACCGTTGCGGCGCAGCGCCAGCCACACCAGCGCCCGCCACGCCCTAGCCGTCGGCGGGTGGCGCTGCGGCAGGTGCGGTTTGTCGGCGCGGGGTAGCGGCTTGCGGTCCGGGCCGAGAATCGGGGCGCCGAGGATGAACTCGTCCCACCCGTCGGGCTGGATGCCGTAGTCGTCGAGGTCCTCGGCCTCGTCCTGCATGAGGGTGGTCGGGTCAAAATCGAGCGGGTCCGTGCCGAGGCCGTAGCGTTCCCGGTCGGCCTCACCGAGCCAGATCTTCACGGCTGGCCGCCGGTGTCGGTGACGGCGAAGCCGACAGCGCCCCAGTCGACGTCGATGAGTCGTTCGTCGCCGAGTCGCTCAACGTAGGTCCGGATGGGCTCGCCGGCCACCGCCTCGATGACGATCCGGGCAATCAGGTCGCCGGGCCGGACCACGCCAGCCATGAGAAGGGCGTTGAAGAATCGCTCGCTTGTTGTGTCGATGCTCTCGATGTTCATTGGGTGGATGGGTCCTCTGTGGATGGTTTGCGGATGGTGGGATGGTGAGCCTCCGGCCGGCGACCATCCACGGCCGGCCGGAGGGGTTCAGGTGCGCCCGGCGATGGTGTCGGCGGCCTTGTCGACCGCGCGGACGGCGGCGCGGCGGAAGGTGTGTTCGCGGCGGCGGATCTGCGACCACACGTCGGGCAGGCGTTGGCCGACCCAGACGGCCCGGTTACCCATCACCGGATGCCGGAGGCGGTCTTTCTGCCCGATCCAGTACGGGAACAGCGCCACGATCCGGCTGGGGATCTTCGCCGGGCGGAAGGTGACTTCCGCGCGGGGGTCCCCGGCTGTCGTGACTTTCCAGTCCAGCGCGGCGGCGGTCGGCCGGCGAAGCGGCAGCCGGTTACCCCGGCCGGGCGGGAACCGGCGGCGGGGTGTTGCGGCGCTGCCCGGCGAGGTTCGCGTCCAGGATCGCGTCGCGCACGGACCGGTAGGCGGCGCGGGTCGGGTCGCGCAGCTCCGCGGCGAGGTCGGCGCGGATGTTCCCGCCGGCCCGTTTCAGGTCCCGGCTGACCGCCCGGAGTTCGTTCCCGCCGGCCAGCTTGAACCGCAGCACGGGTTACGGGGTGACGTCGCGGGTGACTGCCCCGGTCACCGGGAACGTCAGCGTCTTGGTGGCCATCTCGCCGAGCGCACCGCCGATGTTCCACGAGTTCGGCAGCACGTTGAACTGGTACTCCGGGTTGGTGGTGGAGATTGCCGCGTTCACCGCCCGGACCGCCATAGCGACCGGCGTGCCGGTGTTGAACGCCGCCCAGATCGTCGCGTCAACGGAGCCGACGGCGAGGTCGTCGAGGAACTCCAGCGACACGGTGGCCCCTTTGAGCCCGCCGGTGTACTCCCGCCAGGTGTCGCCGAATGCCGACGAGTCGAGCTGGTCGGCTTCGGCGGTGACACTGGCCTGGCGGCAGTGGTCGGACAGGTCGACCGCGTTGAAGATCACGTACTCGGAGAGTAGGGCGATGACCGCCATGGTGGCTCCTCAGGTTGGTTACTGCACGCCGATGGCGGCGGCGACGGTGAAGGTCCCAGTCACACCCGACACGTTGAGACGCCACCAGCTTTCCCCGGCGAACGGCCCGGCGAGGCGGGTCATCCAGGTACCCCCGGCGGTGGTGAGCGGGCCGATGGTGGCCTGGGTGGTGGCTGACGGGAAGTTCGAGGCGGTGTCGGACTGCAACTGGAGCGTGATGGTGGTCCCGGCGGTGAACACGTGGACGGTGCAGTACACGTACTGGCCGGTGATCGGGGCGCCGAGGTTGACGGCCGTGCCGAGCGCGCCGGTGGCGGACACGGCGCCGCGTTCCTTGGCCAGCTGCCCGCGGATGACGCCGATCCCGTCGGCACATGCGGCGTTGACGGTGAACCCGGCGAGTTCCCCGATCCCACCGTCGAGCCACGTATACGAGCCGATCATCGACTGGAGCATGTAGGCCGGCTGGCCTTCGGTCTGCACGTCGCCGAGGGTGACCACCCGCCCGGATGTCCCCAGGTTGGGGAAAACCTGTGGATCAACGGCGTTGGTGGTGTCGGACTGCCAGAACCCGGCACCGGTCAACGTCGAGGTTTTCAGGCCGTTGACGTGTTCGCGCCAGCCGGCCGACGCGAACGTGGTTTTGTCCAGCTGCGCCGCTTCGGCGGTCAGCTGGATCTGGTTGGTGTCGGCGGTCAGGTCGTAGCCGGCGACGTAGAGGAACGCGTCGGTCAGCGCGAAGGTCGGCACCGCTAGTCCTTCTTGGTGGCCTTGTCGGTGAGGACCTTCACCGAGCCGGCCTGGACCAGCGCGTCGATGATCGTCACGTCGGCGTCGAGTTGCACCGTCTCGCCCTTACGGACCGACTCGCGGGTCACCGCGTCGCGGATGGGCAGGTCGCCGGTCACCTCGCAGCGGACCAGGTTGCGCTTGTCGCTCATCTCTCAGACTCCAGTCGCAGCGATTTTGATGGTGAACCGGCCGCCGTAGTAGCGGATCAACCCGACCTCTTCCATGCCGAGCGGCTCGAACGATTCGAGGTGCGCGTGGTCGACGACCCCGCCCAGGGTGCGGTCGGCTTCGATCGCGGCGCGCAGCGAGGAGTCGCCGGTCTGGTTGGCGTAGGCGGCGAGCTTGCGCTGGCCGGTGCGGTCCAGCAGCGGCGACACCAGCACGATCACGTCGACGGTCAGGATGTACTTGCCCCGGCCGAAGGTTTCCCGGTAGGACGGGACCGCCGGTACCGGGATGATCGCCGCCGACGCGCTGCCGGACACCGGCACCGAGTCCGGTACGTAGTCGATGACCCGCAGGTTCGGCAGGGCGTTCAGGGCGGCCTCGACCGCGTCCATCACCTGCTCCAGGGTGGCGGCCATCAGCCGACCAGTACCGGGAACTTGCGGTAGGGGGCGAGCAGCGCCGCAACCACCGGGTTGACCCGGCCCATGACGGGGGCGTACTCGCCGTAGCCGCCCTGACCGAACGCGACCGCGCCGCCTTTGAGGTAGTCGGCGGACTGGATCGCGGCGGCGTGTTTCACCGCGTCGGGCACGGCCGGCCAGCCGAACACCCCGGTGATCTGCAGGACGTTGTAGCGGCGGTTCGACACCCCCGGGAACGAGCCGGTGGACACGGCCCGCACCTGGGTGTACGGGCGGGGCTCCGGACCGGACGCGGCGTTCACCGGCCACAGCTGGTACTGGCTGGCGGCCAGCGTGGTGGCGTAGCTGCCGTCGGCGGTGGTGTCGGTGGTGATGGCGGTCAGCGACACCAGGTCGTCGATGTCGGCGACGTAGGCGTTGCGGACGGCGAAGGTGCGGGTGTCCGTGCCGCGCCAGAACTGCCGGTCACAGTGCCCGTCGATCCACCGCGACGCCGCCTCGCAGGCGGCGAGGATCTGGTCGTCGTCGAGGTTGTCGTCGATTCCGACCCGCGATTTCAGTTCGGCGGGGGTGCAGTAGAGCCGGTTCAGCGACGTCGAGTGGACGGTCCAGGTGCCGGCCACCGCGTCGGAGGCGGCGCCGGTGCCGACCCACAGATACAGCCACACCCCGGGTTCGGTGCACGGGATGTCGATGGAGTACACCCCGCTGGCGGGGGTGTGGGTGAGCTGCCCCACCAGGTAGGTGGTGGCCACCCCGGACGGGGAGGTGACGGTGACGGTGACCCCGGTCGGGTCGGTCGGTACACCGTTGACGCTGAACGTGTTGGTCAGGGTCGCCAGTTCCGAACTCGACGCGTAGAAGACGGTCGCCGACACGGGTCCTCCTATCCGACGGTCGGGGTGGAGGTGGCACCGGCGGCCACCAGGTCGCCGCGCGGGTCGCCGTCCACCGCGGTGGTGGCGGTGCGGCGCTCGGTGACCGGGGCGCGGGCGGTGCGGCGCTCGGTGACCGCCGGCAGCGATGTCCGCCGGGCGGTCAGGGTGGGGCTGGAGGTGGCGTGGATGACCGCGGCGGACTGGGTGACGTCGTATGCCTCACCGACGATCAGGGCGGCCTCGGCGAGCACACCCAGCGCGGAGGCGGCGTTGGTGACAGCGCCGACACCGGCGGCTTCGCCGGGGGCGGCGGCCAGCGCGGCGGTCGGGTTGTTCGCCGTACCGGTGCCGGTGGCGGCCCCAGCGGACGGGCCGATCGAGGCGGCGGGCTGCGGGGCGTCACCGGTGCCGGCGGCGAGCCCGGCGGCGGCGGTGACCGCGATCGTCGGGGCGTTCGCCGCGCCGGTGCCGGCGGCGGCTTCGGCGGGGGCGCTGGTCTGCGACGCCGTCGACACGGTCGCGTCGTAGGCAGCCCCGGTGCCGGCGGCAGCCTCGGCGTTGACGGATACGGCCGGGGTGGGGTTGTCCACCACCGCGGTGCCGGTGCCGGCCGCGGCGTTCGCGGTGGCCGCAGCCGCGGCGTTGTCGGCGGCGCCGGTGCCGGCTGCGGTGGCGGGCTGCGGGCCGACACCAACGGATGCGTTCTCGGCGGCGCCGGTGCCGGCCGGTGCGCCGGCCAGCGCGCCGGCCACCGCCGTCGGGTTGTCTGCCGCGCCGGTGCCGGCGGCGAGTTCGGCGGGGGCGTTGACCGCCGACGCCGTGGACACCGTCGCGTCGTTGGCGACGCCGGTCCCGGTGGCCGCCTCGGCGTTGACGGCGAGCCCGGCAGCCGGGTTGTCGGCCGCCCCGACCGCGGTGGCAGCCCCAGCCGGCACACCCAGCGCGACGGTCGCCGCGTCGACCGCTGCGGTCCCTGCGGCGTTCTCGGCGGGGGCGTTGGCGCCACCCACGGTGGCCACGGTCGCGTCGTAAGCCGCGCCGGTCCCGGCGGCGGCTTCGGCGGGGGCGCCCACGGCCGGGGTGGGATTGTCGGCCGCTCCGGTGCCGGCGGCGTGGCCGGCCGGGACGCCGACCGCGGCGGCCGGGTTGTCGGCCGCGCCGGTGCCGGCGGCGGCGCCGGCCGACGCACCGACCGCAGCCGCCGCGTTGTCCGCCGCGCCGGTGCCGGCGGCGTTGTCGGCGTTGGCGCCGGTCGGGCCGAGGTAGCCGGCCGTGGACCAGCCGATGTCATCGAGGTGGACCGTGTAGGAGGTGATCGACCGGGCGATGCCCCACAGCACCCGGCACTGCCCGCCGCCGCGCAGCGTGTCCAGGGTCGCCGCGGAGGTCAGGGTTTCGGTGGGGGTGGTCGCGTCCGGGGTCAGGAACAGCTTGCACTCAAGCTGCCCGACGGTGGCGCTGAACACCAGCACCGCGACTTCGAGCCGGAAGTACGACCCGGCGGTGATCGAGGCGGTGGAGGTGTTGAGGACCACACCGGTGCCGGAACGCTGTTCGAGCTTGCCGGTGTTGTTGATCCGCCATTCGCCCTGGAACGCGAACGCCGCGTCGGAGACGACCGCAACCCGCACCCCGTTGGCGTCCGGTGGCAGGACGGGCAGGTTCAGGTAGCCCCGGCCGTAGACCTGCCCGGTGGAGGCGACCCCCAGCGCGGTGGACCACTCCAGGTAGGTGGTGCCCGACGTCGCGCCGACGGTGAGGGTCGCACCGAGGGCGGCCCGGTTACGGGCCGCCGCCGAGTAGACGGCGCTGCCGCCGGTGATGATCTGGACCGCGTCGAAGGCTGTGTCGGTGCCGCCGCCGGAGTTGCCGGTGGTGATCGTGGCGGCGTCGACGCCGATCTCGAAGGTGTGCCGCGGCGACCCCGCCGCGGGCGGCGCGGCGCCGGTGGGAAGCCAGCGGGCCGGCCGTCGGGGGGCCGGCTTGACCCAGCCGCGCCGGAACCGCGCGACGCGGCCCGGCACAGGTCAGCCGATCTCGTGATACGTGACGGTGAACGCGTAGCTACCGGCAGGCGGGGCGACGTTGGACTTCACCGCGAACCCGTTGGCGGTGCCGGCCGGTACCACGATGTACTCCTCCGGTGTCGGCGCCCAGTCGAAGCCGAACGAGGAGTTCCAGCCGCGTTCGATGAAATCCCCGTCGGTGCCCTCGACCGTGGCGGTGTGCCCGCAGGTCACACCCGAGTCGGCGTCGGTGGGGTCGTGGTTGAGGAACGTGGACACCGCGATCGCGGTCACCGTCGGCGCGGCGGTCTTACGGATCAGCCGCACCCGGGCGTTCGCCGACGTCGGGATGGTCGCCTGGGCCAGCTCGATGAGCACCCGGACCACGGCGAACGGTTTGGTGGCGTTGGCCTGGATGGACAGGTTCGTGACGGCGCCGGGGTTGGTGACGACCGCCGACACCGTGTACATCCGGGCCGGGACGAGCACAGCCACGTCTACTCCTCGCCGGTCTGTACCCACGCGTGTGCGTGGTAGCGGGGATGGTCGTACTTCTCGTGCCCGGCGGGCAGGGTGCATTCACAGCCGCCGCGGCCCAGCGCGGGTTGCCGGTGACGTCTCTGGCCTTCGGCGTGGCGGTGCAGCGCGGCCGGTCCCGCCCTCGAAGTAGTGCGACTCCGTCAACGGCATCGGCTACCTCCGGAAGTTCGGGTTGGACCGGCGGGGCATCCTCGGCCCCGCGGCAGCCACCAGGGCGGTTTCAGCGCAGATCTGAAGCCACGCTTTGGTGTTGCCGGTGACCAGGGTCCCGGTGGTGTTGGTGGTGAGCTGTCCGCCGCCGCTTCGGCGCGGTGGCCAGACCGAACCCGCCGCCGTGCCGGCCGTCACCCAGTTGTCCATCCGTTCGGTCAACGTGAGGGACGTATTCGTGTAGCCGGAGATGTTGGCGGTGCTCGCGACGTCCTGACCGGTGGCGACCACGATCAGCAGCAGGTGTCGATGACCGTGGTGGTGACGACGCTGCGGTGACCGTCCACGCGGTGGTCGTGGAGTTGTCCACACCGCCGAGCGCGACGTCCCAGGGGTTGCCGGTGGTGAACGCAGCCCCGCAGGATGATCATTCGCCCGACCATGTGGTCGTTGGTGCCGGGTCCACGATCGTCGGGCGGTGTCGCCGGCCTGGACCCGCCGCCACAGCGCGGTCAGTTCGTCGGTAGACCGGTCGTCTGCGACTGCGCCACCGCCCCGCCCACCCGGTCGGCGCGTTGACCGTGTCGGTGGTGGCGGACTCGACGAACGTCAGCGCGATGTCGTCGGCGTGTGGCGGTGTAGCCGAGCGGGTAGGCCGGGTGATGCTGTCGACTGCCGTTGGCGGCGGCGGCGCTGTTCCCGACGATGGTCGGTACCGGCAACGCTCAGCCCTCACTCGTCGGACGGGTCCACCGCGAGGGCGTACCCCGGCACGTCCGACACCCGGGTCGCCCCGACACTCACCTCGGCGAAGGAATCCCCGGCGACGTACTGCGAATCCGGAACCCCAGACAGCGCACTGTCCAGGTACAGCGTCGCGCCGCGGCTACCGCCCACCGGGGTGGTGACGACCACACTGGACAGCGCACCGGAGATCGGGTCGAAGCGGCCGTACGCGGAGAACGTGCCGTCCTCGGCGGACGTCAACCCACGGGCCTTGGCCGGCTGCACCGCGAGTTCGAACAGCACCGCGTGCAAACCGACGTCGGGGGTGGCGTCCTCGCTGTAACCCCACCGCACCGACAGCCCGTCGAGGATCGCCTGGGTGACCTCGTACCAGATGGCCCAGCTCGGCACCCCGCTGGTCACCCTCGTGAGCATCCCGGTGATCCATTTGACGGTCGTGTCGTCGAAGTCGAAGTCCAGGCTTGTCCCGGAGGTGGCCCGGTACGCCTCGACACCGTTGGCGTCCACGACGACCAGGTTGCAGGTGGCCGGGTTGGTGCCCACCGCCGAGCCGGCCCAGTAGATCCGCAACGCCCGGGGGGTGTAGAGCGGGGCCAGCGCGTACGTCTCGATCGGGATGTCGACGTAGTCACCGGCCGCAGCGGTCACCTGGACCAGCCCGTCACCACCGGCGATCGTCGGCGGGATGTCGTCCAGCGCCGACTTGACCGCCGTGTACGGCGAAGCGAGCGCGGTCAGCGTGCCGCCTGGGCCACCGGTGTAGGTCCGGAAGTTCCCGGCCGTACCCGTCACGGTGACGGTGCCGGCGGTGTCCACCCGCAGCGGGACCAGCCGGACGTCGCCGATCGGGTAGGCGGTGTAGTAGTGCGACAGTACGAGGTCGTCGTAGTAGACGGTGTGGCTGGTGGCGGTGGTCCACCCGATCCGCGCCGTCGTGATGGTCAAGGCGCTGGTGAGGGTGCCCAGGGCGGTGGTCTGCACCACCGCGTCAGCCGAGGAGTCCAGGCTGTTGTAGTCGACCTGCCAGTCGCAGCGGTGCGGCGGGGCGTTGCCGTTGACCAGGAACCGCAGGTCCACGCCGATCCAGGTGTCGGCGGCGACCGTCGCGTCGCTGAGCACCGCCGTGCCGGTGTCGACCTGCACCTCGAGCTTCTGCGACGCGGCCCGGTACATGAGCTTCATGCCGTTGGCCAGAGACGAGGTGGCCTCGAACGACGCCAACTCGACGTCGCTACCGGGCAGGCTCGTCTCGAAATAGCAGTGCAGCCGCAGGGCCAGGGTCGTCGGGTTGATCCCGTCGGCCGCGCTGGTGAACAGCGTGATCGACTCGGCGGCGCCACTCGACGACAGCTTGTACCCGTAGCTGCCGGTGCGCTTGATCGTGCTGACGATCTCCGGGGAACCGACCGTCCCGCGCAGCGCCGGCACACCGTTGGCGGCGGTGCCGGGGAACGTCCAGTTCGTGGCGTTGGTGATCGTGCCGATCTCGGCGCCGGTCATCAGGTAGTACTTGGCGACCCGGCGGCTCTCGTCGGGGTGCACCACCACCAGGTCGGTGCACAGGTAGGCGTCCGGCGCCACCGACACGCCCGCGTCGAAATTGCCGATGTCCAGGTACTGCCCGCGGCCACGGCGAAGGAGAACGCGACGGAGGCGTTAGCGACGCTGACCTGCGCGAGTTCCGTGTACTCCCCGTCGTACCCGGAGATAACCGGGGTGGTCGTGTCCGCGCTGGTCGCGGCGACCACCTGCAACCCCAGCCCCTCGACGCACTCCGTGGGGCCCTTGGTGGTGTGCGGGACAACCCGGCTCGTCGCCGAGGCAACCAGCGAAGTCGCGGCGGCGACCGCGCCCGACACAGAGTCCCTGGCGTACCACCCGCCACCCACACCGGAGGACAGGTTGGTAGCCCCGATGGCCGGGTCCGACCCGACCCCGGAGATTTCCAGCAGCACCCAGCCGAACAGCTTCGACGTGCCGTCGGAACTGGAAATCGTCCACGTCGTCAACCCGGCCGCCACCGAACTGGCAGCGGCGATCCGCACCGACGCCCGGGTGGGCTGGATCTGACCCGAGCCGATCTGCACCATGGGCACGTTGCCGGGGACGGTGGCCGGGTTGGTCAGCGTGTAGCTGCCCGACGTGGCGCCACCCGCCCCCATGAGGGCGATCACCGTCGACCCGGCGGTGGTGCCGGAGGGAAGCACCATGGTGCTCGACGAACCCTCGAACGTGCCGGACGCCATCTGGATGATGTTGTCCACGGAAATCGGCATGGCGGGAACTCCCCTTACACGGTTGGGGGTGAGGTGAAGCCGGAAGGGTCGTTACGAGGCGCAGGGGCTAGAGCGTCAGCCGCCAGATTCCATTCGCAGCCCACACGACGGTGAATGTCCCTGCTGTGACGGACTGCGTGCCGCCGAAGTAGTTGTAGCAAATGCCCTGATCGGCCACCGGCGTGGTCAGGGTGTCGTCGTAGACGAGGCAGCCGAACACCCCGGCCAGCGTCACGTTCCCGGCCCCCGCCGTGTCCGCGGCGTCGTAGAACACCACCCCGGCGGTGCCGGAGTTCAGGCCGCCGACACCAGCGCCGGCCACCGGCCGGCCAGTTCGTGTCCGTCACCTCGTTACCGGCGATCGTCCACGCACCCGTGTTGTACGCCGTCGATGCCGACGCCGCGTCCTGGGCGGGCGTGACATCGGTGTCGTACAGCGCCACCTTCGGCAACGTCCGAACCCAGGTCCACCGCGGTGGTGTTGTCGAACACGTCCGCCACGAAACGCCCGGAACATTTCGAGTTAGACCACGCCATCGGAGACCCCCGCCCTTCCGTGCCTTGCTACCCGCGAAGCCACCCGCCAACGGCGGCAGCTGCGGCGAGCACCGCGGTCACCGCGGCGGTGGTTTTCCGTCTGCTCATTCCGGGTCCTGTCCGTCCTCGTCGTCCATGAAGTCGCGGTGCTCGTCGAGTGCCTGCGCGGCTCGGCGTCCGCCTGCTCCTCCGCGTCGGCCAGGGACTCCCGGGCCCCCTCCAGGTGCCGCTCCACTTGGCGACCTTGTCGGTGAGCCGCTCCACCACTGCCGGGCGTGGAAGTCGTCGAGCTGGAGGCGGTGCAGTTCCGCAGCGGCGCGTCCGCGGCCTCCGGCGGGCCGTCTCGACGTCTCGGGTCGTCCACGCGTGCCTTACCTGCGGCGCTCTTACTGCTGTTCAGGTCGCTCACCTGTGGCGGTCGCGGTCGCTCGGTCCGTACACAACACTGCCACAGGTCCGTGCCCGTCGCGCGGGGTGATCCGCACCGACATCACCGGCCGGCCGTTGCCGTCGTACTGCACGGCCTCCCTCCACGCCGATGGAGTCCCACGTTCGATCGCTCGGCCTTGCACCGGTACCGGCCGGACCATCGGCGCCGTCAGCCGCGCCAGCGCAGGCGTGAACCGGTGTGCGGGGCGTGCTCGCGGGAGTCACGTCCGGTCGCGTCGCCGCCGGGCCTCCCCGGCGCGGTCCACGGCCAGCAGGTGCGTCCACACAGCGCGCCCCTATCCCTGGTGGAGAGCGGCGAACGCCCCGTGGCTCTTCCACCGACGAGGCGCCGCCGGGCTTCTACTCACCGTCACTGACGTTCGGGTGACCCGCTTCGCCGGGGCGACCGCACGTGCTCCGGACCTGGCGATCGACGACGTCCTCTGCCGTCCTCGTACATCGACTCCGCCCTGACACCCACGGTGATCGGCCGCGACCAGGTGCCGACCTCTGACTGTCTGCGGCACCCCGGCGACGTCTGAACGCGTGCGCCTCGCGGCAGCGCAGCACCATCACTGCGCGGGCCGACTTTCGCCTCGGTGCGCTCCGGCACCTGCTGCGCTGCCCGACTCGTCCCTGCCGTCGGCGGTGGGCGGCTGCCGTCGGCCATGTCGTCCTCGTCAGACCGCTCGGTGCCGTAGAGCACCTGGGTCTCCCCGACCGGGCCGCCGTCGCGCAACGTGCACATTCGACAGAGCCCGTGCGGGCCGTGGAGAACATCCCTGTGCGCTCGGTCCGCGTCGTCGCGCGGCGGTCCTGCAACGCCGCCCGGGTGAACGCGTCCCTGGTGGACAGGTCCGGGCATCGACTCGGCTGGCGGCTTGTCCGCCACTCCTCCAGCGCGGCCCGCTGCCGGCCGCCCCGGTTGTCAGCGGCGTCCACGTTGGACGCACCTGCACGGTGCGCCGGCCCTCGGCGTGGGCGCCGCCTGAGCTGCTCGCGGATACCGACTGGACTGTCCGTCGGCGGTGCCGGTGGACGCGGCGCCCTGTCCTGGTCGCCGGGGCGGGTCGCCTGCGCGCGGGGGCCGGACTGGCCGTCGCTGCCTGCTGCGGCGGCGCGGGTGTCTCCTCGCGCGCGGCTGCCCTCCTGGCCGGTTTCTCCTGCTCGCCTTGGTGTGTGCTCGTGTCGTCGGTGCGCCATCAGGCGGGCGTGCCTGTTCGCCGTCGTTTCGGGTGGGTCATCGCTTCACCGGCCGGGCGGTCTCCCCGCCGAGGATCGCCAACGCGCCGACGGTCCCGCCGGTGGTGGCCCCGGACACCACGACCGACGCCCGCACGTAGCGTTTCGGGCCGTCGTAGCCGAGTTCGGCGATGGTGTTGGAGTTCGCGGCGACCAGCGCCACCGGACCGCCACGGACATCGGCCGCGGCGGCGGCGGCGAAGGTGGTGCCGTCGTCGGAGTCCTGACGGTCACCGTGTGTGGTCCCGTCGGTGATCGTCCCGGCGATCGCCACGATGACCACCGAGGTGAACCCGTCCACACCGCCGGACGGGTCGGACTTGTCCACGGCGGTGCCGTTGACTGTGCCGTTCGTGCGTGCGGCCAGCGCAGCGTCAGCCGGGCCAGGACGTCCTCGTACAGCGGGACTTGGCCACGGTGCTCCTTCCTGTAAGTGACGTCACCTTTGCGACTCACTAAGGAGTGGACAGTGACAGACATGCCGGTGGAGCGCTCGATGGACCGTGCACTGGAGAGGTCGCCGAGGGCTCGTGGCGGGTGGATGCGGAGGCCGGGCTCATCTATGGAATGGACCCCGATCGGCCGCTGGGCACCGACACAAGGTCCATGGCTACATCACCGTGACGCCCGGCTCCGGTAGCCGGCCGGTGTTCGCGCACCGGGTCATCTGGGCCGTCGCGTGCGGACCCATCCCCGCCGGCCACGTGATCAACCACCGGAACGGGGTCAAGCACGACAACCGGCTCGCGAACCTGGAATGCGTCAGTCACCAGGCGAACATCAGGCACGCCTTCGCGACCGGACTACGGATCTCGCCCACGGTGAGCGGCACTGGAAAGCGAAGCTCACCGAGGTCGACATCGTCGAGATCTTCGACTCAGGAACGAAGGCCGCCTCGTCGAGGAGATCGCTGCCGTATTCGGCGTCAAGCGACCCACGATCTCCCAGGTGTTACGCGGAGAGAACTGGCGGAACGTCGCCACGTCTCACCGCACGTCGCCCCCGGCCAGAGCGGGCTACTGGAAGTCCACTCTGACTGAGGACGACGTACGGGAGATCCGACGGCTACACGGCGAGGGGGCACGTCAGGCTGCCCTCGCGGCGCAGTTCGGGATCAGTCGACCCCAGATTTCCAACATCGTGACGGGCAGAGTTGGAGGCACGTCACCTAGCCCTACGTCCAAATCGGACATCAGGGACTAAGTGACATTCAACATCCGAAAAGCCGCGTCGTTGACCGAATCGGCACCGGTCCGGTAATACGCATACCAGCCCCTTTGTCCGGTTTGGTCCCCGTTGGCCGTGCCGAACAGGTGCGGAATGAACTCAACAGTCATCCCAATTCGATCAGCTATAACGTAGTTGGAAAAATCACCAAATACCGCCATGTAGTTTTCCTGCGTGGCGTTGATGACCGCGTCCATGTCCTCGGACTCGTACACCGGCTTGCCGAGAAGCATCGCCGGGCGGTCGTCGCCGAGCTGCGCCCACAGGCTGGAGCCGCCGGCGGTGTCGAACTGGCGGGCCCTGTTGTAGAAGGCGTTCGTGGCAAGCCACGACGCCCGGGCCCGGTACCGCGCCGGAAGGCTGCCCTGTACCGAGTACAGGTCGCCGACGGCGAGGGTGTCCGCGGCCGGCCGAGGCCACGATGGAGCTGGACCCGACGAGCGCGGTGACGATGCCGGTGGGCTGGCCGGTACCGGAGCCGGTGGCGAACGCCGCGGCCTCCAGGATCTCCCGACCCTCGGCGAGGAGCCGGGCGATCTCGGCAGCGCCGTTGGCCATGTCCTGAAGCGCCTCGATCGACACGGGGACGAACCCGGCCGCCTTGTAGATCGGGATGGGTGGGGCTGGGCGAACGTGGGCGCATCGTCGCTGACCTGCTGTCGCTTCGGCGTCCCACGACCAGGAGACGGCACCGGCCGACACACCCGACCAGACGTCACCGGTGGCGACGACCTGCCGGGCAATCCGGCGGA